GCCTGAGAATAACGCCGCCGGCGCGGGCGAGAGAAGCCGCACAGACGGTAGCGGCAAAAGCATGGCGGACAGCCGGGCGAAGGCTGCCAAAGCCGCTGAGGCGGACGTGAGCCGTGTCATCAGCCCGCAGATGCGCGGCCGGCTGTGGCACGCCTGGCGACGGAGCTGGCAGGGCCTCGAAAACAGCTTCCGCTCGAAGATTCGCCGCCACTTTCACGAGCTTCGTCAGGCGCAGCTTGAGCAGATGCGCCAGGTGCTCGGGCGCGGCTTTGGTGCAAAAAGCTACACGGCAACCGAGCGGCGCGACCTCGTCGATCAGCTCTTGTTCTCGATTCAGGCGGCGGACAGCGGCCTCGTCGTGAAGACCGAGGGGCTGTACCGCGAGGCGCTCCGCCTCGGCGGCGAGCAGACGATCCAGGAGGTCGCCGAAAGCCAGGGCGAGGACGCCCCCGAGGCCGACACCTTTAACATCGACGATCCGCAGGTAATAAACAAGCTTGAGCAGCGGCAGATCAGGATCAAAAACATCAACCACACGGTGCGAGAGAATATCCGCCGCGAGCTGATCGAGGGGACACAGCAGGGCGAATCGTTCGACGACCTGGCGAAGCGCGTGAAGGGGCAGTTCAACGTCGCCAACACTCGGGCGGCGACGATCGCGCGAACCGAGGTCGGCGCGTCGGTCGAGGAGGGCCGGCAGGCGGGCCGGGAGCAAAAGCGCATCCCGCTCAAATCGTGGCTCTGGTCAAGAAAAGAGGCGGGCCGGCCGACTCACTCGGCGACCGAGAGCATGACGCTCGACGATCCGATCCCGAACGATCAGCAGTTCGACATCGGCGGCACGGGCGTGCGGGCGCCGCACCCCCGAGCGACGGGCCTGCCGAAGCACGACATCAATTGCGGCTGCACGACGCTGTCGCGCTTTCCCGACGACGATCTTCGCGACGTGATCGGCAGGATCATGCAGCGCGGCTTTTTGAGTTACGAGCAGCTAACCGAGCGGGACGCCCCCGGAAGCTCCGGAAGCCCCGGAAGCCCGGGAAGCCCCGGAAGCCCCGGAGGCGCGGTCAATCGCAAGGACGCGGACCAATGAACACACTCCAGCAGCAAATAGCCGACGCGATCCTCGACGTGGAGCAGCGAACGCAGGAGCCCCGCCAGGGGCAGAAGGGCTTCGTCCGCGCGTTCGTGCAGCCGGGCTCGATCGACGAAGAGCGGCGCACGATGCGCTTTGTGTGCTCGACTAAGGACCTCGACCGCTACGGCGAGATCGTCGAACCGCAAGCGTTCGAGAAGTGGCTGCCAACGTTTCTTGAAAATCCGCTGTTCTTAGCGGGGCATAAGCATATCGGCGAGGGCGGCGAGCCCACCTCGATCGGCCAATGGCTTGATCTTCAGGTCACCGACCAGGGGCTCGAAGGCACGGCGCAGTTCCTCGATGGCGATGAGCTGGCCGAACAATACTGGAACCGCTACCGCAAGGGCGTCCAGAAGGCCGTCTCCGTCGGCTTTATCACCCACGCCCATGAGATGCGCGAGGTCGAGGTCGACGGCGTTAACCAGCGCGTCCGCGTGTTTACCGAGGTCGAGCTGGTCGAGATATCGGCCGTCACCGTGCCCGCGAATCGCGGAAGTCTGGTGCGAGCGGCGTCGGCCGAGTCGGCGCTGGCCACACAGAGCGCCGGCGGCGAGGGTGGTTCGACACCTGGTCAAGTGCTCAGTGACGAGCAAAACAAGGCCATTCGACAGACCGTTAAACAAGAGATTCATCGCTGCCTCGATGCTGGTCCCGGCTCGCCTCTGGCGACGCTCTTTACCCAGGTCGTCCGGGCGCACGCCGGCGACCGGGGCCTCGGCTTCGGGGATGAGACGGACGACCTGGCCCCCGACGTGTTAGATGACGACGACGCGTCGCTCGACTTCGACGAGGCTTCCGGGGGCGATCAGGCTTCCGGGGGCGAAGACGACGAGCTGGCGAGCGAGCTTCGCTCGATGCTGGGCGAGGATGACCCCAACAACGACTAAGGATCAAAGCAATGGACCAGGAAACAAAAGATTTAATGACACAGCTCCGCGACAAAGTCGGGGAGATCGACAACGTCAAGCAGGCGGTGAGCCAGCTTGAGGAGAGCATCAAGAACGTGCCGGACTCGAAGACGATCGACAAGAAGCTCGCCGCCGTCAGCGCCCGCGCCTGGGACGAGCGCGGCAGCTATCGCGGCATCTTCCCGAGCGAGGACGATGCGCGAGCGTTCGGCCTCTACGTCATGCACCAGGTCGGCGGCAACGATCAGGCCCGCCAGGCGCTCGAGGGCGAGATGAAGAGCGTGATCGAGCGGGCCTGGGGGAGTAAGGCGCAGTCGAGCAACCCGAACGCGGCGGGCGGCGCGCTGGTGCCCGTGGAGTATGCCGATCGCGTGCAGCGGCTGGTCGAGCAGTTCGGCACCTACGCCGCGAACGCGATGGTGATGCCGATGGAGAGCGACACGCTCGTCTTCCAGCGGCGAACCAAGGGCCTCAAGGTCTTCAAGACGGGCCAGAATCAGCAGGCGACCGCCTCGGACATGGAATTCGACACGATCACGCTCACGGCCGACGAATGGAACGTCCTCTCGCTCTATCCGCGCAGCCTGAGCGCGGACACGGCCGGCCTGATCGGCGAGATGCTGGCGCAGGAGATCAGCCTGGCCTTCGCCGAGCAGATTGACCGCTCGGGCTTCGTGGGCGACGGCACGCCCGACGACCTCGACGTAACCGGCATCATGAAGCGGCTGAAGGACATCAACGGCACCGACGACGGCGGCGGGCTGGTGCTCGGCAGCGGCTCGAACGGCGCCGGCTGGTCCGGCCTGGTCGAGGACGACTTCCATAAGCTCGCCTCGAAGCCGCCCATGTTCCGAGGCATGAGCCCGGCCTGGTACACGTCGCCCGAGTTTTTCTGGCGGGTGATGAACCCGATCCAGCTCGGCCAGGGCGGCACGACGCGCGCTGAGTTCGCCGGCGAGCAGAGCCTCCAGTTCCTCGGCCGGCCGGTTCGCATGGTGCAGACCATGCCCAAGACCGAGGGCAACTCGCAGATTCCTGTTCTTTACGGCGACCTGCGCCTCAGCTCCACGCTCGGGCGGCGCCAAGACCTCACCGTCGAAGAGAGCCGCGACGCGCGGTTCGAGCAGCGGCAGGTCGCGGTGCTCGGGACACAGCGCGTGGCGATCAACAACCACAGCCTCGGCGACGCCACGACCCCCGGCCCGATGGTCGGGCTCATCACGCCCGCGGCGTAGTCGGCTGACGGCGCGAAGAAAACGTAATCAGGCGGGGCTTTGATAGCCCCGCCTTTTGCCCAATCAAGAGCGAAAACCAACACGAGACACAGCCATGATTCCACTGCAAAACACCAAGCGACAGATCGCGATCGCCCCGCAGGGGCAGGTGAACAACGCCAGCTTCACGAGCCAGGTGATCGACAAGACCGACTTCCCCGGCGCTGATTACATCGAGTTCGTCGGCATCGTCGGCGACACGGACGTGCAGTTGGCCACGCTCAAGCTGATGGAGAGTGACACGAAGACCGACGCCACGACGCTCGGCGGCTCGCCGTCCGAGGTCGTCGACGCGAGCGTGAAGCCGGGCGCCGATGACGACGACACGATGTTCGCGATCGGCGTCGACCTGAAAAACAGCCGCCAGCGCTACCTCCAGCTCCAGGCGACGGCCGGCAACGGCACCAACGGCACGCACCTGGCGGCAGTGGCGGTCGGCCAGCACCTGAGCGAATCCAGCAGCAAAGCGGCCGACTGCAACCTGCTGTTCGCGGACTACGCGTAGGTCTTTTGCGACGGCCCTCCACACCCCGCCCCCGACTCGCCCGCCGACGGGGGCGGGGGATGAAGGGCCCTCGCTTGAGGGCGTGTGGAAAGTTTCGAGGCGCGTTTTTGAAAGGATAAGCGATGGCTGAAGGCAACAAGCAGCAGAAGCGGACGATCTATCAGCTCACGCGGAACGTCGGCCAGCACCAGGCCGGCGAGACGTTCACCGACCAGCAGGTGAAGGACAAGGGCTTCGCCGACGGCGACCTCCAAGCGATCACGACCGATCGCAGCCTGACAAGCGAGGACACGACGAAACGGTAAGCGCCGGCTAACTGTCTGAACCCGCACGGACGCGACGCCAATGGCCGAAGACGAGATCAAGTTTCGGATATCCGCCGACTCGCGTCAGGCCGAGCGGTCGCTCGAGCGCACGAGCAAGCAGACGAAGCAGCTCGGCCAAGTGACCGATCGCACCGGCGACGTGGCCGAGCGCGCGGCTCGGCAACAGCGCGAGTTCGCCCGAGCGACCGACCGATCCGGGCGGATCAGTCAGCGGGTTGCGCGTCGTGTCGATAACGCAAAAGAAAAGTTCCGGGGGCTGCGCGACTCGATCAGCGGATCGGTCGCGAAGATGGGCGGCATCACGGCGATCGCCGGCGGCGTGGTCGTCGCCTTGCGCGATATCGCCCAGGCCGCGCAGCAGGCGATGGAAAACATCCAGGCCCTCGGCGAGGCGAGCCGCAGCCTGTCGACCAACGTGGGCGGGCAGCGAGCCCAGCAGCTCAGGCGGCAGATCAATCAGATCGCATTCAACGAGGCCGTCGGTAAAGAAGGGCGAAACGCGCTGATCGAGGCGGCGACGACGGCGACCGACCTCGATCCATCGCTGAGCAACCAGCAGATTATCGAGCGCGTCCGAGGCACAGCGGAGCTGTCGCGGGCGACGGGATTTGCGCCGAACAAGGCGTTTCGCTCGGCGCAGGCGCTCAGCGCGAACCTCGATGTTTCGTTCGGCGACGCGGTCGACCAGGCGGCGGTGCTCGGCACCTCGGGCTTTACGCCCCAGGGCATTACCCAGGCAGCGCAGCGGTTCGCCGGCATCGAGGGCCGAAGCGTGCTCTCGCTCATGCTCGCCGCCCGACAAGAGCTGTCCCCCAACTCCATCACCGAGGGCCTAAACACTCTCCGAAACTCACTCCAGCGAACCGGCGAAGATGGCCAGCTTGCCGAGCAGCTGCGCTCGCTGGGCCTGTCAACCGACCAGAGCTTCGTGGAGAAGGTCCGCACTTTGGCCGAGGGGCGACAGAGCGGGCGGATCAGCGAGGCGGATATCCAGGCCCTCGGCGGCACGCGGGCGCAGGGCGTGCTCGCCGCGTTCTCGAAGGCGATCCCGCGTCTTGATCAGGCGCGTCAGG